TCTTATAGGCTTTAGCCATCATCTGAGCTTTTCTAGCAGACCATTGACCGGGTCTTCCACCCTTACCGCCTGCTTTAATTCTGTTAAATATTCTTTTTCTAAGTCCGGGCTTGGTATAATTACCAGCTTCGTTAACTCTACTTTTTGTTTTACCACCCTCTTTCATTCCTGCTGCCCTTTTATAAAGAGCAGGATATTCTTTTTTTGTTAATTTTTTTGCGTCACTAACAATTTTTCTTGGATAATTTTTATTACCCCTCAATAGAGAATCTGTTGCTTTATTTTTTACTTTTTCTTTAATTACTCTTTTTAAAGTTTTAGGTTTTTCTACTTTACCTCCAGATTTCATCTTTATTGCATCGAGAGTCTTTGCCTGACCTGCATGAGCTTTAGATGCTTTCTTTAACATACTAGATACTTTTTTAATCTTTGCTTTAACTCTGCCACCTGCTTTCATGCCAGATCCATCGTCTATATTCTTTGCTGTCCTAAGTATTTTTAAGTCACCAGCATCTGTTCCAGAGGACATAAATCCCCCAGATTTAAGTCTCATAGGTTGTTTCATTAAGCTCTCCTGTTTACTTTTCTAGCTTTACTAGTTCTTGCAAAAGATCTGTTTATTGACTTTGGCTTCACTGCGAGATTTTTTTTCTTGTTATCTCTAGGGTTGCCATTCTTATGAGCAACGTCTTTGCCGTCACCCTTCTTAACACGACCAGCAGTTTTCATCTTAGATCTAGCAGTGTTTCTACTAGCTCTGCGTTTCTTCTGATCTGTTTGCTTGTGGTAGTTGTCATACTCACCACGATAATTACGTTTTGGCATCTTCCTGTACCCACTCGTATCCGTATTTACTTTGCCATTCAATCTCTGTTGATATTACAGCTTTGCAGGTAATACACTGCACCTGCTTATCTTTTGTATCCTTCAATGCTGTTTTACATATAGGACAAATTTCTTTCTTAATCATACTGCTCTTGTTTTACCTTTTTTAGCACAGCCATCTATTGATCTTTTTCTTTTCAAAGGTCCGCCAGCCATCATTCTTTGCATTTCGGTCATTCTATTTGTTTGAGGAATAGCTGATTTTTTACCACCAGCCATAGCCATTCTTCTTTTTTTTGCTTCTTCTCTTTTATCTTTAGCTAATAAAGAAACCGGACCAGCCAAAGGACCCGCTGCCTTTGCTATACCAGATGCTAATGATGAAAAAGGTCCTTGACCTTTCATTATACCATAGGCAGGACTAAGTATTGACGCTAACTTGCCAATACCTCCACCCTTCTTTTTCTTTTTAACAGGTTTTTTTATATTCTTCATACCTAATAGTTTTTGACCTGTTTTAGATATTGACTTTTTTGTGGATATTTTACCTCCACCTTTTGTTTTATAATCTGGCATTCTATTACCTTTCATTTGTTGCCTCATAGAAGCTCTACTAATCAACACTTCCACCTTCTTCTAGCTTGTCTTAAACGACTATTAGGATTCTTAGCTGCTTTAGGAAACTTTTTCATTTGACCTGCTGATCTGGCACAAAAAGACTTACGCCTCTTTGCAGCTTTGCTGCCGGGCTTTACTTTTCCTGTTACTGCTGTTTTGAGTTTAGATCCGGGATTATCTCTTCGGTATTTTGCAACACCTTTAGCGGTCATACCTGCACCAGCTTTAGTGGGCCGCTTATGCCCACCGCTGATAGTGTGACCTTTCATAGTCCCTTTTTTAGCAGCCATTACGCAAAGAACACTGTCATAAATGCAAAGGTTGCTGACGTATAAGATATAAAAGACCCATCTCTGCAAACTATACCTTGTTCTGGTATTGTTATATCTCGTGAAGTTTCGTCATCTGCAATAGTTCTTAACTGCATCACAGTTGTACCTGTTGTAGATCCTTCCACAAAATCAATTGTACCAGCCGTAGCTGAGTTTACAATCATAACACCTTTTATTCTAGCGCTTCCGCCAAATATCGCTGCCTTCACTGTTGTTGCTAAATGTCCTAACTTAATATTAGCCGCTGGTTGCGCTGACACTGACACTGCTGTAACCGTTTTGAAAAACTTAGTTCCGTCATGTGTCGTAGCAGATCCTGTCAAGGTTATTGTTTCTGTTTGTGTATCACCTAAAACATCAGTTCCAGTAATGGTAACTGTTTTGCCATTGTCTCCAGTACCGGCTGTTGTAACAGTTAATAATTGACCGCCAGTAAATGTAGCAACGCCACCACTAGCATCAGCCCCATTTATTGTTGCGCTTGTGTTAGGTCTTTGATTTGCAAAAACAGAATCATCATCGGCAGCATTTGCATCGGCTGTAATTAAGATAGATTTAACATCTGATCTTGATGCCATGTTTGCCTCCCTTTAATCGTTGTTAAAATCAAAAGCTGCGCCATGTATCTTAATAACTATTTTACCTGCAGTATAAGCCGCCTCTGTAGCATCACCAGATGTTAAGTATAAATACTTTTTAGTTAATGCTGCTAAAGTTGCACCTGCATCTGCTTCGTTATGTAGACCTAATGTGAGATCGCCATTGTTAAAAAGAACAGTACCACTTGTTACCGCAGCATTTTCTGCTGTTGTGCCTGTTGCAGAGCATACTAAGTTAATATCAGGATCTCCTCCTGTGGGAACTTCAATACAAATAAACTCTAACTTATATGGTATTCCGTTTACTTCTTTTGTTAGTTCCGCAATATACGCATTAGCCGCCCCACCATCTGTACCGATGACATCATCTGCGGTTCCTCCAGAGGCAAGTCCTCCGTGTAAATCTACAAGTATTGTTGTCACAATATCACCACCAACTTTATTTATAAAGGTGTTGATTGCTGCGTCTGCTATACCTGAGCCATGTGCATTTGGGGTTATATTAAATATTGTAGCTGCTGTTCCTAAACTTGCGTTATTAGCACCTGTTGTTGTGCCTGCTGCAACAATATTGTCTCTTCCTGATGTAGCAACCTTTTGTACTTCTAAAACACCACCGCTACTTGCGACTATGTGTTCTGTTTGTACTCCAGTAGTTGCATTTTTTGAAATAGTCTTGAATCCGTCTTCTGATCTTACCGGACCTGAGAAAGTTGTATTAGCCATGTATAATCTCCTTGTCGTGGCAAATGTCTGCTAATGCAGTCAAGGGTTAAAAGAAAGGGAGCCGGAAAGGAACAGCTCCCTTTTAGGGGTTTAGGCTCCCGGTGAACCAAACATACCGAGAGGATCTGACACACCAAATGAGTATCTCTCACGGGCTTTGTATCTCACATTACCTGTGTTGAAATCCCCATCCATTGATGTTGACATTGGTGTTCTTACAAACATCTTCATTCCATTAGGAACATCAGTAGTTAAGAAAAACGCATCAGTGTCTGTTAAATAGTGATTAACAGCAAAGCCCTCTGGAATAGATCCATTGGCTCTGATTGCGTTTGTGTCATTATCTGCTGTTCCAACTCTTAGCTCTGATTGTAACACTCTAGTTGCAACAAACATTAGTGCTGGTGGAACGATAAGTTTTCTTGGTCTTGCTGCAATTAACAAGCCTCTTTCATCTACGAAAGCTGCAATATCAATTACTGCTTGCTCAAGAGAAGTCTCGTTCAAGTCAGCGTTTGTTGACAATCTATTCTTGTTACTACCACCAGCCACTGTTGGGTGAGCTGTGTTGAACAATGTTACACCATCGCCACTTTGAAATGTATCAAAGCCTGTGTTAAGCAATGAAGCAGCTTTTGTCTGCTTTGTATAAGCCATTGCTCTAGCCAGTGCTTTTGTATAACGAGCAGACAATGAATCATAAAGATTATCTTCCATTGCTTCCTCTGTTATTGAAAAGCCCATAGCCACAGTTTCGTGGTTGTATCTTGAAGTAAATGACTCTTGTGCAGTGTCATATGATATTGCTGCACCTTCCTGTTTTACAGGAGCTGCGCCAAAACCAGATAACTTCACTTCTTCTTCAAAGCTACGCTCTGAGTTTTCTACTTCATATATTTCAGTATGTTCATCTTCATACTTTTCGTATTCCAAGCCAAACAATGCGTTCAAACCCGGTAACAACTCTTTAAGGAGTTGCGCTCTTGATATAGCCATATTCTAATCTCCTTATTAAGCTGCTGACGGTGCGTTACCAGAAACAACACCAATACCAAGTTGATGACCTGTATTGAACTTACAAAGCATTATTGGAAATGCAGTACCTTTTTCATCACCATCAAAACCGCCTTTAAAATCCACAATTCTGATTGGTAATGATGCTGTTGTAGCTGCTGTACTCATATTAATTGAAACCCTAGAAATACCTAAAGTGGCATTTGAAGCAGTTTGAACTAATGCTACGTTTGCTGCAATATCGTCATCATTTACAGTAGCGTTTGCTTGAACCTCAAACAAGATGTTTGGATCATCACATACATAAGCCATTCCTTCTGTATGAGCTGCTCCAGACCACTGCTGACTGAAAGTTAATTGTTTTGTGCTGACATCAATAAATCTGCACCCTAAAAAAATACCTATTGGAGTGGCTGAGTTAGTTCCAGTATCTTTTTCAATAGTAGTTGTTGTTCCATTATCTACTAGCTTTACAACATCACCAAAGCATATTCTTGTAGAATATGTTGATAATACTGGATACTGACGGAAAGAACCATTGTAAGTTCCGCCTAAATTACCTACAGGCCTTAATCCAAAAGGAGCTGCTGTTGCTGACATGTAACTGTCTCCCTTAAATTAAAATGTTAAATTACGAAGTGCGTGTGCTTTTCTCTGGTCTGAGTACTGGCATACGGGGGTCGGATTCCTTCATAAAACTATTATCAACTGCTTGCATCTGTGATTTAGCAGTGTCTTGTTGATAGTCTCTTCTGGCATCCATGTTTTCTGTTGAGTTCTTGCAAAGTAACAATCCTCCAACCTCTACATTACCTTTGAATTTGGAATCAACATCAGACATGATCTTCAACTCTGGATGATCTTCTAACTTTACAGGCTCCCAGCCTTCACGAAATTTTGATGACACATTTGTCATATCAGACTGTCCAAGGGCAGATGTACGAATCCATCGGAACTCTACACCCTCTTGAGGCGTTGGATCAGGTAAAGCTGATGGTCTTTGCCATGTTGCCTTACGTTCTGATTTTTCTCTTGTAT